GAGATCTGTATCCAACACCGTAATGAGTGCCTGCATTAACGAAATTGCCTGACCTCTGATCGTACTGAGGGCAAGTAAAATCCCATGGAGTCTTAAATCCATTTTTAGGTTGGTCATTTGGGTTTTGATCTTCAATCTTGATTGGATCTGAAAAACCTGACTTATCAGTCTTTAGCGTCGACCGATTAGTTTCTTTTGCTGTATTTTTATAAGCCTGAACTGTTTTTGTCTTTTTCATATTACCTTCTTGTAAAAAAATGCCATTGCACAATAGGCACACAATGGCCACAATATAAATCCTTATGCGGGATTTCCTATGATTGTTAGTTTCTATAGCCGGGCTGCTTCATTGGTCTAGATTTAGCTTGCTTAACTTGCTCAACCTGAGTTTTCTTAATCGCTTCTGTAGTATCTTCATACTTCATTAACGATCCTGCACCTTCTGCGCTTGATTCGCTCTTTGTTTTGTGAGGTCCATCAGGAAAAACCGAATCTTTTCCTTTGGAGCCTGCCCAAAACGAATGATCATCTATGCGCTGTCCACCTGAAGCTACTTTAGAGCCCATTTTTTGACTGTCTGCCATATTTATCCTTCGCAATGATTTACATTGCCATTTGATTTTCTTGAGGCTGCGGCTGCTGTTGCTGCTGCTGGCCCATACTACTTTGTCCCATATCACCCATTATTTGCTCTACAAAATTCTTGGATGCTTCGTTACGCTCTACATTCTGCCTAGATACTTTCTCAAATTCTTCTTCGTCATTCTTGATCATGTCTAATTGATTTGATTTCATGAAAGTTTCTACTTCACCGAATTTCTGCATAGCCTCAAGAAGAGCGGTAAGTGCTGCCATTTTCTCTTTAGACGCCATTGCATGGTTTTTGCTAATCATACTCATGCGCTCTTCAAACAATCCAACATTAGACTCTGATCTAGAATCACGCTCTCTAGCTTGTGAAAGCTGATTGTGAATCTTACTGTAAAGCTCTTTAAGTTTAGCTTCTTCGAATGTGTGTTGAATATTTTCAAGTTCTGCTTGAGATGCCGCTTGCTGCTCTTCTTGCTTCTGAAGAAACTGCATGATTTCCGCTTTACCTTGAATATTCATGTCTTTGATAATCATGCTAGGAGGAAGAACCTCACGACCAAATGCAACGTTGATGTCCATCATTGATTGAGCCTGAAGGTTTCTCTGCGTAGGTGTTAGCAGCCCTTCTTCAACTACAGTATTAAACTTGCTGAAAATCTTGCTAAAGAAGAATGGTGAAGGCTCTTCACCAATCATCAAACCAACTTTTTCGGCATTCCAGTTATTTTGTACAATGTTAAGAAGTTTGTCCCCTACTTGTTTTAGGGAATAATCCCACTGATCGAAGTACTTTTGGAATACCATCAGATTGGCAGCCATTTTCATCAGCTGCGTAAGGGTAGATGTCTGCTTGTCTTGCTGACCAGCCCAGTTTTCTAGATTAATACCTGCTGTCTTCCAAATAAGATCATCCATTTGCTGCGCTAAAGCTAGATCTGATTCAGGAACTCCACTAGGAATAATCTTCTCTACATCAGTCATCTCGTAACCATCATTGATGATTACATCCCAGCCCTGGCCTGACTTCTTGAGGTTGTCTTCATTAGCAACGGCCCCGATTTTACGCTTCCAGCCTGCATTAATTGTAGAACTAACTATATCGTTATTAGTTATAACCTTATAATTAAAAAGAAACTGAGGATCTCTCATTGGTCTAATTAATGATCTAACACGTAAATCATAGTAATTTATATGTGGTTCATAATTCCAGAACACTGGGACCATAGGACTACCCATGTCACCAAGGGGGTTATCTCCTTGATACATAAGCTGCTCATTAAGAACTACAGCCAGCTTCCAGCATGGAACCTCAACCGTAACCTCTTCCATATCTGGAATATTATAAAGTATCTGCTCTAAATTACCATCTCCACCTGCATAATCAAAGAATTGGTTCCTGGTCTTGCTGTAGAGTCTCTTCTTTTTCTTACGCCACTTGTACCAAACGTATGATAAGACCATAAGATCGTTCCGGGCCATATTATAATTTTCAGGCAAGAAGTAAAAAGATCCGTACCTCTGTGGAGTTCCAGCCATTGGAGCAATGTTTTCGAGCTTGCTTGGAAAGCGATCCTCTGCTTCTTTTTTGCTAATGTATTCTTGACACCAGACAAATTGAGCATCAGACATGTCAGGTTCACGAAAGTACGGGTCAACAAGAAATGAGTTGTATTCCCATAATTTAAGCTTGATTTGTCCCTGCGCTGCGTCATCTCCTGAAAAATCAAGATAAGGCTGCAACATAACCATTCCTGACACTGCTGCAAGCTCACACGCTTTGCTAAATGTCTCATGAATAGACCCCCTAGAGCATGCATTGGTGATTGTTTTCGTGTATTGATCAGTAGTTTGAGGGTCGCTTCCGTCAATGTTTTGGTAGGTAATGCTCTTTCGGTGTTGCCGCTGATACCCTGTGACCATATTAACAGGCTGCTGGACTAGGTTGAAATAGTATTGCTGGTAGCTAGTCGATGGACTGAAGTTAAAATAACGGTTTACAAACGTCTGTGAGCCAGCATAAAACAATGTGTCTATGTTGCTCTGATTCCATCTACTTTGTTCGACAGGCTGAGCTTTGCTGTAGATGTTATCCAACCATTGGCGAAAATTGCCCTGGTTAGGCTCAAGCGTGTTATTCCATGGTGCCATGTTGAAAGACAAAGTAAGCAGGTGAAAAACTTACTCTATCTTAAATATTTAATTACTGCAAGTTCGCTATATCTAATGGGCATCTTCTTCGATGACTGGCTAATATAGCATCCCGCCTTTCTTTCACTGACATTTCATAAAAGTTATGGGGAAGATCGTTTTCTATGCATGATTGAAGGATTTCTTCTTTCGTAAAGATATCATTAATATTTACGTGGGCATGCGCCACTCCGTATTTATTATATACTTCTGATTTTTTATCGCCTGTATGGGTCATATCTGTTTGCCCTCCAATCATCAGCGCGTTGCTTGTCTTTATAGGGATCATAAATGCTAACCTTGTGGGTGGCCAGGGCATAACGTAACGCGTCAACACAATGGTCCGCCTTCTTTACTGGCTCATCATCACCCCTATCTGCCGCCTTCTTATCCCACACATACGTCTCAATCTCTCTAATAGTATTCACGCAGCAATCTAGTATCCCTAGATTACCTTTTTGCATCTCACTAGTCATCATCTGAATTCCGTCTAGAACCTCATTGTTTGCGTCTACAGTAGGCATGTGAAGTCTTCGCATTTCTAGCTTAAATGCTGCTGCACTCGGGTCAATGTAAAGCTGATTAACGTTATAAGGCTCTAAGAATGCGACAACATCTTTTGCAAATTCACTATTGGTTTTCCCTCTCTGAGTCACTTTAGGATCCCAATAGTATTCCTTCTCTACCCACATTTTCTTTCCTGTTTGCGTGTAACGACCTGTGCTTACCCCAATAAGTAAACAAGCAAAAGGGTTACTCGCTCCGTAATCGATGGAAGCAATATAATATTCAGCAGCAGCAGGAGGTTTACGATAAACATGAAGAGCGCGATCAAAGAAATCAAAGATCGCCCCTTCGGCCAAACACCATAAACCAAGATAATTACGCTTATAAAATACACCGCTAAGACTATCACGTATACGCTGCTTATAGTGTTCGGGTACATATGGGTTGTCATCTAATGTAAAGTGAAGTTGATAATAGTTCTTATTCCCCTTGGTCGCCTCGTCAATCCACCCTTTAACCTTGTGAGTAGGATGAGAAGGGTTCATTGTCGCATGCGCCTTAGACCACTCATTAGATAATCGAGTGTCGATCATGTCGATTATACTTTCAGGATAGAGGGTAATTTCATCGCAATAGGTCAGAGAGTGAGTGTCACCTTGAAAATTTCCAATCGCACCTTCATCTTTAGCACCTAATACTGTGATTATTTTCTCTCTGAAGTAAAGCTTTTTACCCGACCAAGTACAGAATGGGCGGAACATTGCAAGCTCTTCAGACTCCATTATCAATCTTATAACGTTTCTATATGCCGTATCAAACGTATGACCAACGATATATATCTTACTATCAGGGCAAGCGATGCAATCAGCAAGAAATCGAAACACAGTACCAACAGTTTTACCACAGCGCACCGAGCCATGCGCCAGATTCCATTTTGCGTTGGCTTCTTTGACATATTGGACTTGTTTTGGTGAGAGTGGATCAGGCATATTCTCAATATATATATTGAGGAGTTATTTATGCGCAATAGAGCTAAATGTAAAGCATGTGAAAGCATCATCGAAAGCAAATCAAGCAACGATGAGATGGTATGTAAATGCGGTCAAATCAGCGTTTCAGGGGGTGATAGGCTTGGATGCTCCGCTTTAAACTGGAACAACTTTCTTAGGGTAGATGACGAAGGTAATGTTATTGTTCCTACAATACAAGAGGCCCCTAAAGTCACTAGAGAAGACTTTTTGAACGCTTTAGACGAACTGATAAGGAAGATTGAGGATATGCCTCCTAATGGCATGGTAACGGCAATAAATCATTACGACTTTGTTTCTGTATTGATATTGTTTTCGTCAATATTCCGCTCAGAAGATCCTAGAAGCCCTAAAACTTGATCCATAGATTTATCGAATTTGCTCTCTAGATCCTTGACGTCTTGGTTGTCTTTATCTTCTTTTTGCTGAAGTCTTTGCTTGCCCAGCCAGATTAGCATGGTTGGGTTTTTGTCTTTGTAAGCCTTCTGAAATTGCGCTGCATGCAGTAATCCGTCTCCATGCGCTCTTTTTTCCTGAGCGTAGACTGTAAAAACAGTATTTTTTTCATCCTGACATCGGTAATAAAGAGTCTCAGGATGCACTCCCACAGCAGCAGCACACTGAACGCCATTGCACCCAGCAATCAGCATATTATCTATAACGTCCCAATCAATATTTTTAGCCATCAATAAATTCGCATCCGCATTCTGGACATTTAGTTTTTTCTTTAGCCTTCTTTCCTTTTGCGTCATCTTTTGAGTCATTATCAATCGGTCCTATCAGTTCGTTTGCGTCAAACCCACAATCTATCAATACATCAATATTAAATTCATTTGCAAGTATGTCAAAGTCCCATTCTCCAAACGTCTGATTATCTAAAATAACCCTCTTTCTCATAATCTCAGGATCAAGGTTCACATCCACAATGCAAGGAATTCCTTTCATTTTCAACATCTTAGCCGCTCTTACTCTCTGATTTCCTGCGTATACAATGTATTTTCCATCAGTATGATTGACAAGTATCGGCCTACTGTTAAGGAAATCAGGGTCATCAGTGATAGATTTACAAAGCTTATCCATTTGATCTTTAGTGATTTTTCGTGGATTGCGCTCTAGAAGAGTGAGGTTTTTTATGAGGAAGTTTTCGATCACGCTAGGAGCTTCCTTCTGTAAATACGAATTTCGGGGCATTAGGATATTTTCTAGGGGTTCGGTTTATCCAGTTTTCGTTTGATTTTCTGTTGTTCTCTTTTTCTTTTTCTATATCTGTCTTTGCCCCAGTGTAGTGCTCCCTGTAGCAAGAAACATCGCAATAAAAAGATGTTATCCTTTTGTGAGGAACTCCGCAGTTCCTACATTTCTTAGACGTTTCAGTCATCTGCGCCTATCTGTAAAAAAAACAATGACGATACCGCAATTAGTGATATGATCAGCACTGAAAAAATAACCTCATTAGCAGACATGTAAACCTACTTTTTCTTTACATCATGCATTTTCAAGATTTTTTGGCAATATATCAATTTATTTGGGTTGTATTCTTCTCAGTCCATTTTTCTATGAATTCTCTTGCTTCACCCATAGTTATAAGCTCAGCTTGGTCGGGA